AAGCCTGAACTCATGGAGGAGGGTGATAGGGACATCCGCTTCAACTACCGTCCGATGGACCAACAGCAAGACGGAGCATCGCCCATGCCGCCGGGAATGCAGCCACCGCCCGGAATGCCACCGGGTCCGGGTGGACCCATGGCAGCACAGGGGATGGCAGCACCACCGGGGATGAAAGGACCCCCACCATCACAACCGGGGGGAGAGGGAATGGGAATCAGAACCCCAAGGGGACCAGCAGCACCTGATAGGAGAGGGGGTCCGGGTATAGGAGCACCAGTTACCTCCGTCCAACAGAGGGGACCCCCGAATTCCCAAGCACAGGATAATAGCCGTGCTCTCATGAACGCAAGGCGGCCTAGAGGCGCGTAATTAAAATAGTGAGGCGCTTAGGCAGTTGGCAGTGGTTACCGTGGACTTACTCAAAATGCACCCGATGGCGCGAAAGATGAATGCTCATAACGAGGCGTTTGCCAAGGCTATAGAAGATGGGAATGCCGATGGAGCGAACGAGCATCTGGTTGAGATACTGAAGTACGCTTCCACTCTACAGGAAGACCTGCATTACGCAGTCAAGAAATCAGAGTCCCAAGTCGTAACGCCATCAGAGGACATGTACGCAAACAACGTGAAACTATTGAAGTGGAACGAGACTGGCTCAAACTTCGACCCCTCGATGAGGGACAGGCAACTACCCGGTACGATTATCTCCGCAAGGAACAATTCTCGTATGCAACCAGCAAGGAGCACTTTCGGGCGTAGAGTTTGAGGCGGTTCGATGAGTGATAACGACGCAGGACAACTGATGAACGCTCTCATCTCCAAGATGGAGAGCATGGATAACGACATCCAAGCAGTACGCGCAGAGAACGCAATGCTCAAGAAAGCCTTCGATAATCCCCAGTTGATACTCAGGAAGGCAGGATTCATCCCATTCAGCACCCCACTCTCTGAGGATGTTCAAGCCGATGCTTTCAGGGCAGACATGGATACTGCTATCCTCAAGGGCGGTGGGAACGAGAACCAGTTAGGTCTCGATTCCTATACCAATGAACAGGTTCACGAGATGAGTTGGGATGAGATTCACGAGATGGCTGAGAATCAAATAGAAAGAAAGGAGATGTACTGATGAAACCGAGATATGAAGAGACTTCCTCAGAAGTAGAGGATATGCTAAGGAAGGCCCAGCAGTTGGAGAAGAAGATAGATTCTCTTGAGAAGGCTAAGATGTGCGCTTGCGGTAGTGGGAAACCACAAGCCTCTTGCTGCCCTAACATGAAGAAGGGCGAGCATCACAAGACTCAGTCCTTCGGTACGGATGCCGAGAGCGTCAATTTCATGATAGAGACTGGTGGTCAGACGTACAACGCATTCTACGATACCAACCAGAGCCTGCTAGATTCGACTGATGTAGCCAACAAGGGCGCTAGTAGTTCATCCGTCAATCTGGATGGTCTTTCTCGTAGGATGAATACGCATGACGCGAACACCGGGCACGTTGTTGAGTCCGGTGAGTGATTTGATTGCGCGAAGATGCAGTAGCGGTCTATATCCGCCATCGGAATGAACTCGTCAAGTCAATCTACGATGGTTACTACGGTAGACAGGAGGTAGGGGACTTCCTCCTCTCCCTTCGCAATCTGGATAATCACAACATCACCTTCGACCCGCTCCCTGTGGACATTGTGTGCAAGTCCTACAGCGATGAGATACTGAAGAATGAGGGTGATGGTGGGAATGAGAGTGCACCCTCTACTGCTGGAGGGCAAGCGGGTTCCAAGAGGGGACACAAGTATGGCTCTGCCAATCTCTCTAGGTTGCTACCTACCTATGGCTCCAAGCATCCTTACGTTGGTAGGATAAAGGACTCTTGGACCCCTGCTGATGATAGGAAGCACGGAGTTCCTCTCCACACTCCCGGTGGGGATGCGGGGGACAACCTCATTCCCCTGAGCATGAAGCATGCCCTTTGGCCTGAGTTGAATAGCGGGGAGCCGCATGAGTACAACTCCTTCTTCTTCGACGAGCAGAATCACCCTCTGAGGAGGAAGAACGCAGTGACTGGCTCTCCAGAGTGGAGGAGGAAACTAAGGGAGTTCTACTTCTCGGATGATGATAGTCCCTCCATGGCAGAGCAGTTGATGGCAGCGGAGAAGGCTCATGAGGCCCATCATAGCAAGATGGGTAGCCAAGTGTACAATGGGGTGTTCAAGGGCAAGACCGAGAAGCGGTTCACGGAGGAGGAACTTGAGGAAGCGGGACTACCCCCATCGAGGGGAGGGGCCGTCTATGAGGTGCATGAGAGAAACCACCCCTTCATCGGCAAGAAGACTGGGCAGAAGGAGTCATATGGCTCCCATCTCCATACCATAAGACAACACGACTTTAAGAGGTGGAAGGAGGAACTAGCAAAGAAGAATCCAGAGAGATTGAAGGAACTGGAGGAGCAGGGAGAGGACCTTGAACTCGCTCACTTCGACGACAGGATGGATGCCCTTGAGGGGCATGACATCGCCTCGGAGGATTTGAATCCCGCCGAGAACTATGACGTGTTGCGGGCCATTGGGGAGATGGGCACTAAAACCAAGGAGCCGAGAGAATTCGATGATGACCCCGAAATCGCTCGGCAACAATTGGAGGAATTCAAGACTGAACTGGCATTCGATGAGCCTGAAGCGCTTGAGATATTCAAGAATTACCATGGTGAGGGGATGGGTTGGCCCACTTGGATGATGGGCATGGAGTTCCTCCCTCCCCTAGACAGGACGAAGGTGCTGGAGCACTTGCACCAACACGATAGCGATGACGAACTCAAGCAGAGCATCAAGTTGTCTGATGAATCTTCGATACCCATGGCACGCATCAAGACCAACATGGAGATAAGGAACAACCCGGAGTTCGACTGTTGGAACAGGGATGCACATATCCACGGTGCGAATACCCACGCCCACATCCAGAGCGACAAGGACACCAAGAGGACTGGTCACGAGGGTGTCGTGAAGGCAGCATTGCGCGGAATCCAAGCAGAACCCACATGGGTAGAAGCCACAGAGGAGCAGTTGGAGGAGGACCCCAAGCATCCCGGTACCGATATAGAGAACACCGCGCACGACAGTCTGAGGCGGAACATAGCGAGTATGTTTGAGGGGGAGGCCTCCTTTGAGGATGACATCACCAATCTCTTCCCCTTCTCCGAGAGGGACATAAAACAGCACTTCAAACCCGGTCTCGCCAAGGGGAAGGACCTGTTGGACTTGGTCAAGTCCAAGATAAGCGGCGAGAGTGACGTCATCCTCAGCAAGGAGGGTCTGATGAACCTAGTCGGGTACAATCCTGATATGACCCCGAAGTACGAGGCTGGTGAGCATCCTATCTTCGATGCTTGGTCTCATCCCAAGGACCTGATGAGTCCTGATGTCATGAACAAGGTGCTGAAGGACATGGAGTTCAGGCTCCAACTAGCGCAGGACGAGAAGGACATCGGCAACGCGTATTCACCCATGAGGGTCGGACTCAACGGTCCTCGTTCAGGTGACCTTCCTAGTGGAGAGCACAACCAGTGGCTCAAGGACGGTGAGAAACTACGGGGCTGGTCTTGGCCGTTCTCCACCGCTTATACCCATAGAGGAGGACACGGAAGACAGGCTCAGACCTACAGGGACATCATGCACGACTTCTTCTCTCTCGACGGTGGTAGGACATCCATGATGGGTCAGAGGATGGAGCGAGAGGGAGGTTTAATCTCCCCGAATCACAGGACCGTGGGAATGTTCGGCAGAATGCACCACAATCCATTGGAAGCGAAGAAGGTAGCGAGTTTCAGTGCTCTCGACATACTCTCCAAGTTCGATGCCTCTGCCCATCTCCTACCCGACAGCGGGAACAAGGGGAGAAACAGGAAGAACAACTCCTCCGACACCAAGTCCTCCTTCTCGCCCGGTATCATGAATGACGGGCCTAGGTTGGAGTACGGGAACCCCAGCACTGACGACTACATCCTTGACCATAAATTCGGGAGGAACCTATCTAGGTTCTTCGTCGCCAACCCGTATACCGCCATTGGTAGCGAGGCAGGTGACATCGGGACTAAGGAGAGAGCAGGTATGCACCACAGGCTCGGGATGAATGCGTCCTTCCCCGCCCACGACCCATCGCCTAGGCTTCATGCTGGTTACTTCGACGTCTATCAGAACCCCATGTTACGGACTTCGCATAACATCCCTAGTGGGGACTTCCTCTCCATCCTAGGGGATGCTGGGAGAAAGAAGGTCGACCAGATGGACTTGAATCTCAAAGATATATCGGGGACGACCACTTCCTTGGATAAACTAATCACACAGCGTGGTGCTGAGGCTTGGGGCAGGGATAGAGAGGGCATGGAGATAGACGAGGGGAAGAGGAGAGGCCCATCGACTATGATTGGTCAGGTGGAGGGCGCGGGTCTCGATGATAGGTACGAAGAGTTACAGGCGGTACAAGACGAGATTGATTGGCTTGAGGCGCCATGGAAGGGACACCCAACGAGTCCGCATGCGATGCACCCCGAGGAGGTCAAGGAGCATAGGGGCATAGATGACAGATGTAACCACTGTGGGGAGAAGTACCCTGAGCATTCGGAGGCGTGCGAGGAATCCCGTGCGAAGTATCCAGAGATGCCTCTCCATCATCAACACAAGGACACGTCTCCTATGGACTACCACAATCTCATGGTCCAGCAGGCTTACTCCAGAAAGGACGAGTTGGAGGAACTGATACACAGGGCCGAGTACGAGAATCTCAAAACAACTTCTCAGATGAAAATCGGAACAAGGAGATTGGATAGTAAGATGGAGGCTGACAAAGCAGCCATGATGAGGGTAGGCAAGGAGAAACTCCTACCGATGGTCATGGAGCAGTACCCCGGTGCGATAGACTTCACCAAGCCCGTTCAAACACTACACAACCTCCAGAGGATATGGGAGGACTGTGGTCGTTATCTACTACATTGCGGTGACCACGATTTCACAACTAAGGGTTTTGGTATGGATGCTGATAGGGAGACTACCAGCGTACACCAGAAGTTAGGCGAGTCTCCGCATAAGATGCTGGCACAGGTTCTACAGGCGAGCAGCAACGAACTCCATCCCAACATGAAGCCTGAGAAGGCCCTAGAGATACTAGGCTTGCCCGTACAAGGGGAGGGAGAACCGTATCACAATCACATGAAAGAGTACCTCGACACACTAGGAGGCCCTGTGAAGGCGGCATCGCTCGGGCAGATTGCGACTATGGGGCTGACGAAACTACATCCCGAGATGGGAGGCATCCTCGGGGATTTAGCAGGCAAGGACCTCCACTCCCACATGGACGAGATGGTGGATAACTTCTCCAAGGAGAACCCCAAGTCGAACAGGAGCGCTTACGAAAGGGAGAAGAGGCACTTCGGGTCAAAGAGCAACGCATACAATGCGTTGTCAAGCCTATTGAGACTCGTGAATCCTAGAATCACAGAGAAGCAGGAGATGGATAACTTCGGCCTGTCCCATTTCAGGCATAACCCAAGGGACCCGCTCCACCCACCTCCATTGAACAGAAAGGGGGACCCTCAGAAGAAGGGGATGAAAGTGGACCTGAACAAAAACAAGAACTTCGCAGGGCACATAGTCACTTTCGATGAGAACCAGTTGGAGCAACCGTTACAGGACACCGAGATGGGTAGCATACAGAAGCCAGCCCTAGGGTTCATGCAAGTACCTATCCACCCTCTCGATGACATGACGGGTAACACCGTGCATGACGCCGTACGTTCAACAGCGGAAGGATGGGGATACCATGCGGAACCCAACATAGGGTTTGAGTTTGAGAACAGCAGAGTAGGGGGAACGCCTGTCATAGGCACATCACCACAACATGGTAGATACTCATCCGTGCCTCAACCAACGCTAGATAATTGGCTTGGTGCGGAGCAGGCTCAGCGTTTGCTCTCCTCGATACCCCCTGAGGCTCAGGAGAACTTCAACCCTCAGACGTCAATCACCGTACCGGGTATTGTTCCTCTTACCCATGCGGATGACCCTACTAACATATCCAAGGCCGACCTACCGAAGCAAGTGCCTCTCATTGACCCACTGCACAGGGTATTCGATGTAGAAGACCTGAACCAACTGCGTGGCTTCACGGGGGAATGGGTCGTCTCCGTCTACAGGGAGGGTCTGAGATGCAAGGTCACGAAGAAGAAGAATCGAATCACCCTAGTCAATGAGGACGGGGAGAAGCAAGCCACATCGAGCACCGTCAGGGATGCCCTGCGCTCAATCTGCAAGAAGGACTTCGTGGTTGATGGGGTGATAGATGGAGCGGACTTCTTCATCAACGACATCCTATCCTATGATGATGGTGATGTCACCGACCTGTCCACACGCGAGCGTGTCAAGTTACTGAGGGGGCAGTTTGAGAGTTATGACCCCGTTCATCTACCAAGCCCGTCTGACATCAAGATAACCGATGAGGTCGGTCTGAGGGAAGCAGTCAAGGAACTAGGCAAGGAATCCGAGAAGATTCTGCTGAGGGATGCCAAGTCCACTTACATGAAGGGAGAGGAGAAGCATCCCAAATGGGTCATAATAGCGAAAGGAGACATAGAGCATCACGTCTCGTTCGGCATGGAGATAGACGGAGATGCCTTTGTCATACACCTACCGGAGGATTTGGTGAAGTACGAGATAGTCGATGGGGAGGCAACCAATCCAATCGCAGCCATAGGTAGCCTCACTGACTCCGATTACTCTCTCAGATTGGCGAAGAGTCTCCAACCTTACTGGGAGAATGCCTTCCAAGAGATGCTCAAGGAGGAGACCGAAATACCCGAGGACATAGAGCCTGAGATAGACGAGGAGCAGATAGAGGAGGATAGCGCTGGTATCCTCAAGCCGAAGAAGGACAAGAGCCTCATCATGAAACCCAATGAACTCTACAAGACCATCGCCCTCATAGAGAGGGCATTAGAAAAGTTGGAGAAGGGACATAGCAACATGCACGGACGTGGCCTAGGTATAGACGTGGGGGGTAACATCGACAGTCCAAGAGGCCCGACAACTCTCAATGCGGAGCAGAGTCTACCAGATTGGGACATGAAGAAACGTCCAAAACAGGATATGGAGAAACCGGAGGATTACCCCGGCAGAGAAAGGAAGAAGAGGAAGAATACCACGCAGTCCCCCGATTCTGATGAAAAAATCCTAAACTAATAGACCCGTAGCATTGAAGTAGTAAAGCAAGACGTGGTTGGAATTAGTGTGCTTGGAAGACAACTGTTCAGACATGGTGATGAACCAATTACCCTCCTCAAGGGTGGGAACGACCTCATTGTCGCTGGATATGCCAGTGTGGAAGTTGTAGACAAGCAGGGCGACGTAATAACAAAGGAGGCATTGAAGGACGCATTTCGTAAGTTCATGGAAAACCCATCTTACAGAAACGTCCAACTAGCGCACTCCAATATACAAGTAGGCGATGTGGTACCAAGTTACACGGATAATGAAGGGAGGTTGTGGAAAAGCGAAGTCGATGATGTCGGGATGTTTGTTGTAGTACAACTCAGAAACGACATCGAGAAAGCAAAAGAAGTCTCAGCAGAGATTAGAAAAGGCGTTCTCAGGGGATTCAGTATCGGGGGTCAGGCATTCAAGCGAGTCAGAAAATCAGACGCGAAGAGAGGCGACTACCAAGAGATAAGCAAACTGGAACTCCATGAAATAACCATTTGTGAAAAAGGCATCAATCCAGAAGCAACATTCAGTATACTCAAAGAAGACACGGAAGTGACAGATATGACAACAGAAGCAGAAAACGAAGATATGACAAAACAACTGGGTGACGTCTTGACACGCCTAGAAGGAAGGCTTGACGATATGGAGAAGGGCGAGAAGCCTGCATTCTTGGAAGGCAAGGATTCCGACGACGGTGACAAGAAAGACGACAAGAAGAAAGAGGCTACTGAAGAAGTAGAGAAGTCGGAGTACTCTGACGTCATCACTTCCGCTTCCGATTACCTCAACTGGATGGAAGACACCCTAAAGAGCGCAGGTGTGGACACAGGGGCCGCAAGGGACCATTTCGATAACATCGAGAAGCAGAACATGGGTTCCACTCCAGCAGAACTGGCTGACACTGAGGCCGCAAAGGGCGGACAGGTCAAGGGCCGAGCACAGGAGGGAGGAAGTCCTTCCACCAACGCTATCTCTCGCACCACTGGAAGCGGCAAGGTCAGCAAGTCTGACTTCATCAACCCCGCTAACCTAACCAATGGGGACGTCGAGGCAGCATACGAGGTCTACAAGGCCGCAGCACTGGAGCAGGAGTTCCGTGGAAGCCTAGAGGACAACTTCGCAGCACGCTACTCTCACGAGAGGGAGACGGAGATTGCCAAGGCAGAGGCAGCAGCATTCGACGCTCGCAGCCCCCTAGCAGACATCCAGAAGTCCATCGCGGCTCTAGGAGAGAGAATCGACGCAATCGGCACACCTGCCGAGGTCGGAGAAGCAATTACCAAGAGCGACGAAATAGCAGCAGTAGTCGTTCCAAGCACGGAGGATTTGGCTAAGATGTCATGGGATGAGGTTCATCACTTGGCAAGCAAGGCCTTCAACCCGGAGTGAGGACTCAGGAAAAAAATAAGGAGATGAAAATATGGCAAGAGATTACGTACGAACAGTAACAGACATGGAGCGCTACTACTATGGCGCCGGAAACGCAATGGGCTACTCATACACTGGTAGCGAACTTCTAAAGGCTGATAGCCCAATGCTATCATCCACCGCTGGAACATACCAAGCAATCTACGGACGCAAGGTATGGTCGCAACTGAACCAAGAGTTCAACGCATTCAGCATAATGCCCAAGAAGCCTTGGGACAGGTCTGGATGGCGAGTCATCACTGACAAGCCAAACAGCGGAGCACTACACGGTGGTGTTGCAGAGAACGCAACCCTGCCTGACACTGTGAAGCCTGTCTTCCAGCACATTGCTGCGAAGCCCAAGACTATCGCGCACACCTTCGATATGTCCGAGGTCGCAGTCTTCCTAGCAGACAAGGACGACGGAATGGGAGACATCCGCTCTGTCCTCAAGGAAGAGATGGGTAAGCACCACGCTGAGATGGTCAACAAGATGCTTCTGACTGACGTTAACACAGTAGCAGGGAACAACTTTGAGTCCCTAGACAGGATTACCGCTAACCACGTAACCATGGGACAGGACTCCAACTGGGTGGACGCTGCTGGCGACCTAGACATCTACTCGATAGACAGGTCCGCTAACTCATGGTCCGATGCAGAGGTCGATTGCGGCGCTGCTGGTGTGGACAGGGTTCTGAGCCTAGACCAACTAGACAACCTCTTCCAGAAGATTTGGCTACGAGGTGGCAACCCCAAGGTCATGCTGACTGGATATGACACCCTGATGAGACTACAGCAACTGCTACAGTCCCAGCAGAGGTTCATGGAAGAGAAGAGGGTCACCCCCACCTACAACGGTGTGAAGGGAGTCCCCGGTATCGAGGCTGGATTCATCGTGGCAACCTACAACGGTGTCCCAATCATCCCAACCAAGGACATGGACGACGACGGCAACCTGTCGAAAATCTACTACCTTGACACTGACTACATGCACTTCTCCACGGCAATCCCGACTCAGTACTTTGAGTCTGGTATCGAGACTGGTGACCCATTCGCCATCAACAGACTGGGTCAGGAAGGACTCTACCGAACGATGGGAGAGGTCTGGACCACTTTCTTCGGAGCACAAGGGAGCGTGAGGAACCTCAAGTGAGGATTCCAACGGAGAAAAAATAACAGGAGATGAAAAGATATGGCAGCAACAAGTATAACAAGTGGCGGAATAAAGATAGCATTCGATGATGGAGAGTATTCAAGCGTCTCCGTTCTTGCTGATATAGACATGAGAGTCGGTAACGTCGGTGGAAGTGACAGGTGGCTAGACGGAGCAGGCGGAACAGACGGCGCATACCCCGGTTCAATCACTGGTTTCACAGCAACCAATGATGACAGCATCAACAGTGCTGGTGGAAGCCTAAGGATGGTCACAGTCCAATACGACAAAGACGACGCAAGCGCAGACATCATGACATTCAGCGGAGAGAACGGAGCAAGTCTCAGTGGCATCGTAGCGATAATCGGACAGGTGAACGGAGGAGCGAACGACCACGACATAGCAACTTTCAGCGGATTGGTTCTGACTCTGACAGCAGAAGCCACCTCCAACGGAAACTCCATCACACTACTGATGGAGTGAGGCAGATGCCTACAGTTACCTACACAGGTCCCTTCTACACCAGAAGAAACCCTGATGTATACTTGCCTGACTTCATCAGGGGTCAGGCAGTAGAGGTCAGCCAAGGATGGCTAGACACTTGGAGAAGGAAACTAGGCGACAATCACCTCATAGAGGGAGACGCAGGGGTCCATGTTGACCTAGGCGATGACGGCATACCCGACTCAGGATGGACGAAAGCAGAGATAGTCGCATGGCTATCAGGCGTGGGAGTAGACGTAGGTGGAGGATACAAAACCAAGACTACCCTGCTCGGTATAGTCGAAGAGGCTTTAAGCCCAACCCCAGTGGAAGAGCCAGTAGTCGAAGCGGCAGTCGAGGAAGTAGTCGCAGATACAACAGAAGAGGAATGATGATTTATGGCAGCAGGAAATACGATGGACACGAGAACACACGTCATGGGCGACATGCTCATGGTGACTGGAACCTTCACTGATGGGGGCACCGATGTATCATACGATGGTATGTTGGCTACTGTCTTCGCGGCTGGTGGACACGTCACCAGTCTATACAACACAGGAGTCGTGAAGAACGGTGCAGCGAGTGCTGGAGACGGTTCAAGCAATACGACATTCACTGTGAAGACGGTGGACATGAGACTACACTTCAATGTGGGAGAATCAGTCTATCTAGCAAATGGCACGCGCCTTGGTGAAGTCGCGGCTATGGCGGCAAACGCTACAGGTATGTCACTCGACCCTGATTCACTTGCTTGTGATGCAGATGCAGCACTATACAAGATGGGTCCAGACCAGAGCGCAGTCACACTGAACGATGGCTCACTAGCAGTCAGCATAGACGAGACCAACAAGAGAGTGGTCTTCGGTAACGGTAACCTCGGAGCAGCGAGCACCGCACACATTCAAGATGGTCGCTGGTGGATTCTAGGTCAGCGCTCTTGAGGCGGTGACATAGATGGCAGCAGGAATAGACGTTATCGGGCCTTACAGTCCAGAAGAGTTCTCATCTGAGAATCTCGACCCGGAAGACAGAGGCGCTGGCTCTCTCAGCAAGGCGATGACGGATGACCTTCCTACTGGCACTGTAGTATCTTGCGAACCCGTAGTCGTTCGTGGTAACGTCTTCATCGTCGTGTATACATCGAGTTGAAAGTAGGTGGTGGATGTGAATGTCAGGGTTTCAACTTCAAACGCTTGATATCGAGGACATCAGCAGAGCAGCCAAGCAGAACGTACGAGTCGATACGTCATACTCGACCGAGAAGGTCGATACCGATGCACCACTGAAGGGCATCACCAAGAAGCAGAGAACCCGTAATCTCGACGTCAGAGAC